CAGCACCCAGCGACTTTAATCCCAAACCAAGTCCACCCAACAAACCACCTCCGCCACTATCGCCAGCCTCTGCTTTAGTTGTTGGTGTTCCACCTGGACGAGTATTTTCTTCTATTTTTGTTAGAAGATCTGCCTGCGCACCTTGAACTTTTAGTTGTTCGTTTGCAGCTTCTTGTTGTTCACCAGCAGACGCAAATGCAGCAGTGGGAGTTTTTTCTTCTTGAAGACTTTGTGCTCTTAAATCATATTTGGCGAGTTCACCAGTACTTTGTTCTCTTGATGCAAGAAGTTTTTTACCTTCAGTAGATTTTGCTACTTGTTCATCACTAAAACCAGTGGTTTGTTTAAACTCTGCTATCTTTGTTTCGTTATTTTTAATTTCTTTAGTTGCGGCATATGCACCTTTGAAGTTCTTTGATGCCTCATCTCGAGACATTGAAGGATTAATTGCTTTTTGTGCTTTAATAAACTTTTCTTTTTCGATAGATTTATTAAAAATTCCTAAAGGATTAACTGCTTTCATAGCAGTTGTTTTTAGTGCACCGACACTACCAAACTTATCAGAAAAACCTTTCTTTAAGTCACCTATTCTATCACCAAGTGATCTAAAAGTTTTCATACCTTCTGCTAAACTAGCAATGGCTTTTGCTTCTTCTGCACGAATTTTTGCTTGCTCTTTCATATTGGCAAGCATTTCTTTTTGTGTGACTAATAATTGTTTATCTGTTTCTAAAGTTTCAGCCTCAATTTTTTCTTGACGATCACCATCATCATCAATCTTTTTAGTTTCAACTAAAGTTGCTATTTGAGTGAGTTGTGCTGTTTCAAGTAATTTACGCATAGTAAATAAATGCTCGTTAGCAGTTGCCTGCATATCAAGCATTGCAGCGAAGTTTTTAGGTGATGCTGTTATGACTGCCATCTCTTACCTTTTCTTAGATTCTATTCTTTTCTTTTCTTCTTCTAGATACTCAATCAACATATAAACATACACTTCTCTTTCAAACGGAATCATTTCCTCAAGTTCCGTTAGCGAGTATTTGTGGTACTGCATCAGAGCGAAATTCATTTTATAGTAATTCGCCAATGTTTCATGACAAAGGTTAATTAAAAAAAACTTTGCATGCCCTCCAGCATCTTCCTGTGTTGTTTTTGGCACACAGGGCAAGTGTATTCTATTTCCTTTTTAATTCTTGGCATTGTAGCAAAGAATTGTTGAACCTTAACGAACTGTTCAGAGGTTAGATTGTTTAAAAACTGTAACAACTCTTCATGTTTCTGTTCTTTACCATAGAAAATCTCTTCACCCTGATAGATGTAGTCGATAGAATCTGCAACTACACTAAACACTTTATCTAAGTCATTTGTATCAAGATTTTCTAATCGTTTCATAACATCCATAGTTGGATATTTCATAACGACTCCAACATCACCAAAAAGATTAATCTTGTTGTTATGATTCGGATCTTTTTCTACAATCAATGTAGTTAAATCAATAGAAACTTTAACTCTAGCCTTTTCGTTATCTTCACCATGGTCGATATCACATGGGAATATTAACTCAATAATTTCACCAACAGACTTTGCTCTAATTTGAGTAAACATATACTCAAGATCAAATGTCGCTAGTTTATCAACATCAAGTGTGTCTAGTACACAAGTGTTAATGATTCCCTTTAAAGTTTGAATCATAACACCAATATCTTCACTCTGTTGTGCAATTAGTAGTGCCTTTTCCTCTTTAACAAGGAAAGGTCTAAACTTCACACTCACTCCACTCGAGGGCACGACCATTGTATAGGTCGGTGCACTCATCATCGGTAATGCCATATTATTCTCCTTTAGCCATATTCTTAATTAACTTATTCAACTCAGCAGTGCTACCTACAAAGATAGCATTGTTTGTAACCTGTTTGGCTTTTTCTGCCTTAGATGGTTCATCTAGTTTTTGTTTCTGTTGATGTAAATCTAATAATTGTTGGTTTATATCTGCCAACTGCTTCATTAGATTTCCAACAACTTCAAAAGCACGAGGATGTTCTGACTGCATAGCCACATCCAAAGACTTTTGTAGTGCCTCTTGTCCTTGTTGTAAAAGGATACGAAGATTATTACGAGTTACTTCATAATCATCTTCAATTTTATTATTTGAGTGTGATACAATTACACCATCTTTATCAATCACTTCTGTAGGTGTCATAGTTTTCACTTCAAAAACTTCAGATAACGAGTCATCAATTTTCATTATTTAATCTTTCTTAGCAAACTTTTCTGATGCAGTAAATCCTAGACCAGCTATAACAATATATATCATGGACTCAAATAGTGCTGGTGTTATTTTGTATCCGTGTATGTCAGCAATAAAACCATATACACAAACAATAAATGCTAAGAAAGTTATAACTCTCTTGCTTGAAACAGAGCCATTAACACTATCTGCCAACATACTTTTTAGCCAATTATTCATTAGAATTTTAATAATCCAGGAAGTTTAGTTACACCATATGTAAGAGCAGAACCTGTTAGGAAATTACCTGCCTGAGTACCGATAGTTTTGTTTAATGTTTCTTGGAATCCAGTAAAGTTCTTTGTTAGTTTATCAAACCAACTTGTTGGAACTTTCTCGCCATCTTTTAATGGAGTCACTGCAGTTGCTGTCCAATATTTGTATTGAATAGTTACTGGAAGTTTCATAATCTCTTTTGATGCTTGGTCCAAAGTGATTGAACCAATATTCTTTGGATAGCACTCCCATAGAGTCATTTCATAACGAGTATTATCATTGATATCTTGAACTTCAATAACCATGTTACTAATGTAGTTGTTATAGTAGTTCCAGTTTCTTGTAGTTGGATTTTGAATTTGATCAATCCAACGATCGAATAAATCTTTAACTTTTAGATCGTTGTCAACATAGAAAGTCATGTTTACATTGTCATATAATTTCTCGTATGGGACTTCACGGAATTCACCATATGTTCTATTTTGAATTGTAGAGAAATTAACTCCAGGAAGTTGCACTGTGTCACAGAACAGAAGAACTTTTTGTAATGCTTGTGGATTTACGCCAGATGGAGGAGTAAATAATACAACGAAACGATTTTGTCTTGCCATCGCCCCAGATTTAACCTGAGAGATAAAATCATTTATGCTTCTAGGTTTAGCGTTACCTCTAGCAGTATCTTTTGTTAAAAATGGTAGATTAAGTGCCATTTTAATTTTTCCTAATTATTTTTCTGGAGTCTGCCCAGATTTCTTGTTTAGATGCACCGACAAATCTTTCAACAGGTAACAACATAGCAGTTGCCCAATTACTAGATTCTACTTGTCGGAATTGAGTTCTTACATGCCCAACCAAATACTGTTTTACGCAGGGTTTTGCAGCTGCATACTTAGACATACCATCAATTAGTGCCCATGAATATTTTAATCTGGTGGTTTCATCAAATCTTTGATTACTCGAATAGGTCAATAGATTGTCCAATAGGTTAATTCTTAATGGATATGGTAAATAGTGCATATTCAAACCGATAAATCCATCTGGAGTTTTACGGAAAGGAAATACTAAAGGAAATCTATCATAATACGGTAGTTCTGCTTTAGTCTTTGGATCATATACAAACATGTATAGATGTCCAGGCATTATCTTAGTGACCAACTGATCAGGATTACCATTTAACACTCTTTGTGGAGTGAGTTGTTGCCTAGTCATTATTAAGACTTGTTGTTCAAACCAAGCACGACTCTTTTTAACTGCTGTTTTTAGGTCGTATTGATTCTTTTCAAATACATCGAGTAAGGTTGATTTTTTAGCCATAAGATTATTTAGGTGTCAGACCCAACTCGTGTTCAGTTATAATTTTAAACTCCCAACCACGATCTTTAGCGTAATTAGTTGCAGCTTCCCATTTTGCTTGGTTTTTCATAAATGTTAAAGACTCCATTAGGTATCTTTGTGTTCGTTTTCCAGGATATTCTGGTAGCTGAGTTTGTTTATAGGGTTTAACTTCAACCAGATATGTTTTTCCTGTATTTACTGTTATTTTAAAGTCTACAAAATAACGATGAATGTGATTATCCGTAGGACAACGATAGGG